TAGTAACTGGATTTGCTTGTGTATCTACTACAACTTGATCTCCATTAACTGATGTATAATTTGTAATACTTGCAGCGGTAATATTTTTAATTCCAGGTGTCATAAAAGCAAGAACTGTATCAGTTCCATCAGATCTAACGATTACATTAGCACCTTCAGGTAAAGGAACTGGGTTAGATGATCCTGCTGTTTTAATATTTAGAGTATAATTATTAGCAGTTGTTCTGTCTGTTGAATCTTCAATAATATAAGTTCTTGTTGCTGTTCCGCCAGATGTTGAAGTAGGTATAATTAAACTAATGTTTGCTGTCATTGTACCTGTTAATTTCAGGTATAGATTTTTACCATTGGCCGTAGCAGATCCATCTGCTAAACTTAAAGTAACATCAGATCCACTAGTCATTGCAACAGATGTATAACCCGATGCCGCTATCTGTAAAATTTTTAAATTGGTATTAGTAATCGTTCCCCAGGAACCTGCTTTTTCACCGGTTGTGATAAGTTCTAGTGATAGATCGGATGAGTATGTTGATGCCATAATTTTTTAATAAGGTTTAATAGGTGTCCAAACCATGTTTGCTCCTGGTATTATATCATTCCACGTAATAATTCCTGGTTCTACTGTGTCTAAAACTAAGGCACTTCCATCAGGATTTACTAATGCTTTACCTGATATAGTAACATTTCCTGTCGCCAAGGTCAATTCATTTTTAACTGGAACTACTGTTGCTCCAGCAGTAACTACTATAGTTCCTATCCCTAAAGCCAGTTCATTTTTAAGTAAGGTATAACTAGCATCACCAGTAATAGTTAAAGTACCTAACCCTAAAGTTAGTCTATTCGGGTCTGGATCTTCAATTATAGCAGTCGCTATAATACCTACACTACCTATAGTAATGTTTAATGAATTACCTGTAGTATTAACTAAAACACCTGTATCAGGTCCTGAAGTAGCCCATGGTAATTCCGCAAATGATCCAAATCCTAGCATAAAATAAAATCCTTATAAAGAAGGCAGTAGGTATGGTGGAGTACTGCCTTCATCATAGGGTTTATATCATCGTTTAAACCAAGATGGAAGACCTAAATGTGGACGCTTATCAAACATATTATCTTTAGAGCCGGGTGTTTTTTTATTGTTATAATGAAGAAAGACTTGTGCACAGTCTTTACCTTTAAATTTATTACGCCAATGTTCTAATTCACACCCAGAATAAACTAACATATCTCCTGGTTTTAAATTTATTGCTTTTCCTTTTAAACCTTCTTTGCCAGATGGTTCCAAGTATATTGGCCAATCATCACCTCCTAAATTCATAGTTGTAGATATCTCACAACTAAATCTATCTTTATGTCTTTTAAGTACATCACCTTTTTTATAAATTCTTGCATAAGTATAAGATGGATATAGTTTTAATCCTGTAGCTTTTTCCATAAGAGGTTGACACTTTAACATTAAAGTTTCCATAGCAATATCAGAATAGTTTGAATAGGTATGTGGAATCTGACTATCTGCACCTTCATATTCTCCTAACAAAACTTCATAAGGTGAAATAAATCTAGCATTACGACAGGTATCTAACACTTGTCTTTTCATATGAAAATAATTGTAAAGAAACAAAGCTAAATCTTTATCTATTGCTTGTTTTATAATTACGTATTTATTTTTTTTAAACGACATCTTTAGCCATCTCTTTCGGTACTGCTTGAATATTCCAATGTATAAATCTAAAAGGTTCTATTCCAAAGTCTACACTAAACTCATGTTCTAAATATCCTGGAAATATAATCAACGTTCCAGGTGTAGGTTTAAAGTGAATCAATTCTGATCCAGCTAACACACCTTTTTGATCTTTCATTTTTAATTTAGTAGATCTTGCTCCAGTTCGAGGTTCATGAAATACCGGCATCGATGTTTTCTCACCTGCTTTTAAAAAATAAAATCCTGATACATGTTGATTCCAATGAACGTGTGCTGAATGATGACCACCACCTTTTTTAGCAAACTCTTGTACCCACATCTCACTAAACATAGTTACATATTGTGACATATCATAACCTTGATGATCTAAATATTCCCAAGACTTTTGACCGATGTAATCTCTAAAGTCTCTAAAATCATTATCAGCTGTAAGTGGTGTTGAGTGATAACTTCTTCCAAAGTCTCCAAATTCTTTGATATGTTTTTTAGCCTCTGGAAAATTTCTAGCAGCTTTAATATATTTGTTAGAAGCTTTAGTTAAAGATTTTATAAACTCTGGTTTTTGTTCTGACCAAATAGTTGTGTTAAAGTAATTATTTATATACATATTATTTAAATGGATATCCTAGGTTCCACATCACCAGTGAATATCTCGTTCCTTTCGTTACGGGTTTAACTCTATGCCATACAAATGATGGAAAGACAATGATAGATCCTTTAGGAAGTATCTCTTTTGCTTGTTTCAAATGTTTAGCTTCTTCTCTCATATGCGGATCATAGTTTCTAAAATCAAATTCTAGTTCTCCACCTTCATATTCTGAACCATCGGTTAACTGACAAGTCATAGATAGCTTTCGAATTTTACCATTATCAGGACCTTCTTTGTCATATACTTTATCCCAAGAATCACAATGCCAATCATAATATTGATTAAGTTTATATTTTGTAAACTGACAAGATTCAGATCTATCCCATTCATAATTCCAACCAGCAGCTTTATTAGCTTGATGGATGTAAGGATGTAGTTCTTTATAAATCCAAGTATCATTTAACCAAACTAAATCAGAGTTTCTTTTTCTTTTCATATCTCTAACTTGATCTTTAGTTAATTCTTTATCACCATAGCCACCTGTTCTTGCCATAGTTTCTGCTTGTGTTAATCCATATTTTATAATGTCATCACAGATTTTTGGAGGTATCGCTGATTTAAAATACCAGTAGTAATTAGATATATTCATAAGTTATAGTCTGTACAAAATTCAAACTATCTTTCTGATTATTAGTTAGGTAATACATATTGGTTGATGGAAACATTATGAACATATTATTTTTAAGTTCTATATCCCAACTTCTTCCTTTACGTCTGTTATCTTCATAATGTATTCTAACATTACAATCTTTAACTTTAACGCCGTAAAGCATAGTAAAGTCTGGAGAGTTACGTAGATCCACCGGATCAATATTTAATAAAGGAATTGTTGTCTCATTGGGTTTATAGATATTTCCCCACGTTGATTTGTTAACTAAATTAATGCTGTGTTCAAGACCAATAAAGTCTCTCATATAAGTATTTAACATATCCCAAGTTCTTGAGAATGGAAAATCTTTAGAGTTAAAAGTTGATTGTAAAATATCGTTAGTAAGTTTTTCTTGGTCTATCTCAAAACCTTTCGGCATATCAATGTCGCCGTAAAATAAACTCTGTTCTGTTAAAACTTTTCTCTGCATACCACCACCATTTTTAATTTATGCTTTGCTGTCTGTCAAGTCCCAAGTTGTATTAGCTTCATTCCAATTGTAAGACCATCCGTGAGTTGCTACAGGAGGGTCTCCTACTGGAGTATTTTGTGTAATTTGTTCTTCTGTTAATGCTGGAGCATCACCGATTGGTGATTTCCAAGAAGCGGATGCATTATGTTTTACCCAAGATGCATAAGGTTTTTTAGGCCAGAAAATATTATCATCTTCGTCCCAAGTATAACCTATACCTGCGTAATTTCCTCTAAATGCTGTGCCACCACTATTATGAGTACCACCAGATGTATTGTAAGATGTTTGAATCCACATTTGTGCAGGCCAATTATTGTGTGTCTCTAAATATTGTTGACCTACAGATTCATCCTCAACGCCGTCAGCGTTGTGCATGTCGCCATTATTCAAAGTTAATACTTGAATGACTTTACTGTTAGATCCTAGTTTTGCAAAATGTGCCATAATTATTCTCCTTATATCTTATTTATTGTTGTTTGTAAATCCATATTAATTTTGGAATTTGTATCTTATTATAACGATTCCGGAACCGCCTGCGCCAGCACTTGAATTATTATTACCATTTCCGCCACCACCACCGCCAGTATTAATTATTCCTGCTGCAGTAGATCCAGGATTTGATGTTCCTCCACCTTGTCCTCCACCACCTGAACCACCACTTCCGTGAGTTCCACCTGGAGCGTGAGCAGATCCTCCACCCCCACCTGCAAAATATTGTCCTGGTGCGGGACCTGATGTTCCACTACTTCCTGCAATTAATGCTGGGAAATTTTTACCTATTCCTCCACTACCTGCTGTATCACTAGAACCAGCTCCACCAACTGCACCTTTACCTCCTCCACCACCAGCTCCATTAGGATGTGTTGAAGTTCCTCCTGCTGTTCCTTGAGTACAAGGTGTGGAAGGAGTATTTCCTGCTCCACCAGTTTGAACAGTTCCTGCGCCACCACCAGATCCACCCGCATTTCCTCCAGCACAATCCCAACCACCACCACCACCGCCAGTTGATGTTATACTTGAAAAAGTTGAAACTGATCCATTAACACCTGGTGCACTATTACCAGGATCAGCTGGACCTCCTGCTCCTACTATAATAGGAAATCCTGTAGCTGTAACTGAAAGTCCTCCGCAAACAGTACTTGGAAAATTATCTCTTAAACCACCTGCTCCACCACCACCACCTTGATTTTTACCTCCACCTGCTCCACCGGCTACAACAATATATTCTACTGTATTTGAACCTGATGCATTACCTACTGAACAAACTGTAAAAGTTCCTGGTCCAGTAAATGTATGAATTTTATAATCACCACAAGGTGATGTTGTTGGAGTTCCACCTGTTGCTGTAACATATAATTTTAATTCTGATGCATCTGATTGTAAACCTGAATCGGTTACAATCCATCCTTTTGTTACATCTACATAAACTAAAGTTACTGCTGCACCATTTACTACTAAAGTTGAATCAGCTGCAACACCACCAATGTTAGAACCATTTCTTAAAAGAGTTAAATTATTTGTAGCAAATATATTTGCATAATCTGAAACACCAATCACTGCACCTGCTGCAGGACTTAATGGAAGTGTAACACTAATTGCACCAGCTGTTGTATTTACAAAATAACCTACACCATCTACTGCTGTAAAACCTGTAGTCTTTGCAGTTGTATCCCAAGACACTGCACCGGTTGCGCCGAACCCGGCCGCCGTACCGCTGTTCGTGATTGTTACACCTGCGGGAATTGTGAATGTATCACCACTGTCCCCTAATGTCGTTGTGCCACACGCTGTTCGTGGACTAATTTTATTTACTTTTATTTC